GGAATTGATTATAAAGGATTACTTCTTCGTGAAGCTACTACTGAGTTAGGAGATGTAATAACAAAAAGTAAAAAATGGATTCCAAGAATTTTTCCAAATGCCAGTTTTAATAATCAGAAGAAAATTTGGTCTTTTCCTGGAGGTGAAACTTTATGGTTGAACTATGCCAGAGTTGAAGATGATTATGATCAATATCATGGTCATGAATTGCCTTGGATTGGTTGGGAAGAATTAACAAATCATGCTTTGCCTAATGTTTATTTGAAATTGATGTCTTGTAATCGTTCTTCTAATCCTAGAATCAGAAAAAAATACAGAGCTACTTGTAACCCTAGTGGACCTGGTCATGGATGGGTTAAAGAACGATTCATTGATAAAGGTCCTGCTGAAAAGATTTTTTATGATGAGTTCGGGCAGAGTAGAACACATATTCAGTCTAATTTGCTTGAAAATAAGGCTTTATTAGAAGCTGATCCTCATTATCAAGCTAAACTGCTGGCAATGACGCAAGATAATAAAATGTTGCGTGATGCTTGGGTATTTGGTTCTTGGGATTTAATGACAGGTGGTTTCTTTACAGATGTTTGGGATAAAAAAATCCATGTATTAACACCTTTTAAAATTCCAAAGAGTTGGCAGATTATTAGAAGCTTTGACTGGGGTTCATCTAAGCCGTGGTGTGTTACTTATGGTGTAGAAACTAATGGAGAACAGCCAGAACCTGTTCCTGGGGTTAAGATTCCTTTTATTCCGAGGAATTCAGTTATTATACTTGCTGAAATTTATGGATGGAATGGGTCTGCTGATGAAGGTGATAGGGCAACTTCTCAAGAAATTGCTGAAAGAGTTCTTGACATGGATCATGCATTGAGTGTAGAATACGGAATAAAAGTTACACCAGGACCTGCTGATACGTCAATTTGGGAAGTAAAGGATGGAACTTCAATTGCAGCAAATTTGGCTTTACATAGATGTAGATGGACAAAAGCTTATAAAGGTGCAGGATCAAGAATTTCAGGATGGGCAATGATTAGACAGATGCTTGGAGCAGCAAAAAGACAAGATTTAGAGAGTCCTCATTTGTATTTTTTTGATAGAGCTGTACATCATATAAGAACATTACCTATTATGCAAAGAGATAAGAAAAAGCCAGAAGATATTGATACCACGATGGAGGATCATGCAATGGATTCATTGAGGTATCATTTGACAAGAAAATTAATGACAATGGAACGAAGGAAAGTTGGATATTAAAGGAGATTATTATGCCCATTTCAGATTATTCTAAATCAGTATCTAATACGCATCCTGATTATCGAGGATTTCAAGATTCTTGGAAAAAGATTAGAGATTGTTTAAAAGGTGAGGATAAAATAAAAGCAGAAACGACTCGTTATTTACCTCAACCAAAAGGTATGCAAGGAGAATATGCTGATGCTTATACAGCTTATATTGAAAGGGCTCATTTTCCTTTAATTGTTTCTTATGCTTTATCAGGTGCTTTAGGTCTTGTTGTAACAAAAATTCCTGAATTTCATTTACCTACATCTTTATCGTATTTATTAGATAATGCAACAAGAGACGGAAAAACAATGCAGCAATTTTTTCTGGATATTGTTATTGAGATTTTTCAAACTGGAAGAGTTCCAATTTTAATTGATTATTTGACTGAGAAAAAAGAATTTCGTTTTGTTCAATACAATGCAGAAGAATTTATTAATTGGAAAATGGGTTATACTGCAACTGGAGAGAAAAAATTAAAACTTGGTGTTATTAAGGAACAAGTTCTAAGCTCAGATGATGTTTTTTCTCATGAAACTAATGATGAATATCGAGTTCTTTATTTAAATGAGGAGAATCAGTATTCATCCCAAATTTTTAGTGAAGATTTCAGAAATAATGAATTTCATATTGATACAGGTAAAGAAACAATACCAACTATATATGGAACTACTTTTGATAAGATTCCAATGGTAGTTGCTGGCTCTATTGATAATTCTTTTGATATTCAACCTATTCCTTTAATTTCAGTTGCGAATTGTTCTGTTCAAATTTATCGAAAAGAAGCAGATTTAGCAAATTCAGAATTCCTTTCTTGTAATCCTACTTTAGTTGTAATTGGTGCATCAAATGATGGTAATTTACCTAATGTTGTAGGTTCATCTGTAATGATGGTTATTCCAAATGAACAAGCAAGAGTCAATTATACCAGAACAGATACAATGGCTTTAACTCATGTAAAAGAACACATTAAAGACTTGTATGAAGAAGCTATTAGACATGGTGTAGCTATTCTTGATGCTCGTAAGGGTGTAGAAGCGGCTGAAGCTCTTAGAATACGCCAAACAACGCAATCAGCAACGATTTTTAGCATTTATATGTCTGCTGTTAATGCAATTAAGACAGGTTTGGAGTACATGTGTGAATGGGCTGGAACAGATCCAAAAGAAATTCAAATTGATACTCCTAATTCTTTGAATACTGGATTTCCTGATGCAGCAGTTCTTAAAGCTCTTGTTGATGGGGTTGAAAGTTCGTCTGTTCCTTTGGAATCTTTGTACAGATATTTATTAGATGCCAGTTTATTGGATCAATCAATATCTTATGAAGAATATTTAGAAATGTTACAAAGTGAGGAATTAAATCAAGTTCTAGAAAACATTAAAAATAAACAAGGAGGTGAATATCAAAAAGCCGTAATTAATGAGTTTAAAACAAAAGTAAAAAGTGGTGTAGATTCGAAAACAGATGAAGAAGAATCTTAAAAAGGAGTTTAAAATGAGTGATCCTATTAAAAAATCAAAAAGGATTGGGGCTGCTTTATTAACCGCCATTGCTATTGGAGCACAAGGTTTTGGAGCAGATATTGATCAGGAAATGATTGATAAAATGGCTTTTGCTTGGAATGATATGATTACTGCTATTTCTGGTGGTTTGGCTATTATTTTAGGTGTTTGGTCTAAAATTAAAGACATGAAAAAATAAACTAATTTATAATTAAAAGGTTCTGGGAACCTTGTCTCCTGAGGAGGACTAAAAATGGATCCGAATGATGAACGTATTGAAAAAATGTTTTCTCATATTAAAGACGATGATGTAAGGAAACAAACTATTGACGCACATAAAATGTCTCTTAAGGAAACTAAAGAGAATTTAATGTCTGATCTTGATAAAAAAATTCAAGAAGCTACTGAAGGTCTGAAAAACAAAAATCAAGAACTTCTGAATGAAAAGAAAAAAATCCAGGAATCTTTAAAAGGTTTTGAAGATATTGATCCTGAAAAAGCAAGAGAAGCTCTTGAGTTCCTTGAAACGAATACAGAAGCACAATTGATTAAAGAAGGTCGAATTGATGAACTTTTGGAAAAAAGGACTTCTCAATTAAAATCAGAACATGAAGCTGCTTTGAATGAATTGAATGAAAAATTGCAAGAAGAATCCTCCGGTCGTCAAACATTTGAAAGCATGTATAAGAATAAAATGATTGAAGATGGTCTTAGAAATGCTGCATTACAGGCAAAGGTCAGACCTGAAGCAATTGATGATGTTATTCTTCGTGGTCGGAGAGAATTTTCTTTAGCTGGAGATGGTTCTATTGAAGCAAGGGATAAAGAAGGTCGTTTGAAGAAAACATTGGATGATAAAATTCTTACACCTAATAATTGGATTGAAAGTTTGAAGAAAACACATCCTCATTATTGGCCTGAATCTCAGGGTGTTGGTCTTAGAGGTCGGTATTCTTCTGATCCTAATGATTATAATGCTGCTTTGGCTGATGCTGCTGGTAAGAATGACCTTGATTCTTATAGAAAGCTGAGAAAGAAAGCACAGAAGTAAAAATTTTTAACTTTATGGAAAAAAGTTCTTGACTTTTACTTGTGTTTCTTTTACTTTAACACTATAAACACCCAAAAGAGAAATTTCTCAGAAATTTCTTGATTTGACCCTGGTTGCGGATAGATCGACGGATTGAAAAGAAGATGACTCAACTTCCTTCCGCAACAAATTAATTTTTGAGATTACAACGGAGGTTGTATGATTACACAAAAAGAAGTAAGAGAACTTTTTAAATATAATAAAGAAACAGGAATTCTTAAATGGAGAAACAGAGGAAAAGGTCGAAGAAAAACAGCTATTGCTGGCAATATAAATTCAAAAGGTTATATTGTTGTGTGTGTTAAAGGAAAAACATATAAGGCCCATGGATTAATTTGGTTAGGTATGACTGGTGCTTTTCCTACTAATCAAATTGATCATATTAATAGAATTAAGACAGATAATAGATGGCAAAATTTAAGAGATATTTCAACTTCTCAAAATAATAGAAATAAAGGATTACAAAAAAATAATACTTCAGGAGTAAAAGGAGTTTGTTTTAATAAAAAAACGAATAAATGGGAAGTTTATATTGCTAATAATAACAAAAAACGTGTTTATTTAGGTTTATATAAAAATTTTAATGTAGCTATTCAAGTTAGAAATAAGGCAGAGCAGATGTTAGGATTTTATTAACCAATATAAAAGTAGTACGTCTTTATTCTTAATTGGATGTTTTTGGGAAACACCAATAAAAGACCTGGGGTCGGAATAAAAAAGTTTAATTAATTTTTTAAGCCTGACCCCTTTCATTTAGAGAAAGGGAGGGCAAACTCTAAATGAAAGGAAAGTACAAATGGCAACAAATATTTGGGAACATCCCTCCATCATCGCATCTGAGGCACTTATGCACCTCGAAGATGCACTGGTAATTGGTCCTCTGTGTGCAAAAGATTTAACTTCTGATTTTACTACAAAATCC